AAAAAGAAAAATAGAAACAAAAAGTTAGAGCCAGAATGTCCTCAAGACAACAAACAACTCTGACACAAAAACCTACTCTAGATGCGAGTCTGGCATCGAACACCAGGGGTGAAACTGGTGAAGCTAAGACACAACCTAAATTAGATGTGAGTCTGACATCGAACTTCGAGGGTGAAATCGAAGTAATGAAGACAGAACCTAAGCTAGATACGAGTGTGGTATCGAATCTCGGGGGTGAAACCGAGGTAAATGAAACACAACCTAAGTTAGACACAAGAGTGTCGGCTAACAAGGGTAAAATTGTTAGTTTTGACGAGAAGAAAGTGATCGGTGAGTACACCGTTTCACAAGAAACTGGAGAAGAAGAAGTAGTCTTTGTTTATGAGGAAGACCTCATGGATAGTGATTCATCTTTTTATTCAGAAGACGACGAAGAAGTAATTCGCGCAAAGAACACTGGAAAATTCTGGTATGTTATCAGACCTCTCTTTTGTAAACATCAGCGAAATTACGTGAAGTGCCCATGTATGTATCAAATGCAACATGAAAACATGTATTATTTTGATATCCCTATGCTAAATGACCTTTCGTCTATAGTGCAGGAATTAAGAATGGTGCAGTTGGCAAAACTAAATGGTAGAGACCCGAAAGAACTCTATCGTTTCCATCGAGCTACTATAGTGGCTTTAACAACAAAGGATAAACGATTACTTTGTGATCCCACAATGAATCGTGGAAGATTTTTATCTTTGTTGTACGAGCTACGAGAAGCTTATGATAATCTCGAAGATTTTGGGCAACGAAATGAACAGGATAACAGTGATTTTGAAGCTCAAGGTTTAGGAGATATCTTTCAAAAGATTATCAATGGATTTACTAAAGCAACTAAAGTTGCTTATAAAACCATTGAATCCATCGTGATCGAAGTTTTTGATAAAATTCTTGATGGTATTAAGAGTGTTTTTGGATATATTTCAGAAACTCTTGGACGTGCTGTTGAGGGTGTTATGAAACGCTTACGATCATGGATTGTTCAACAATTTTGTCCTACTCAATTTATTAAGGATTGTTTGGATAACCCAAACTTTTCAAAAGGCTTAGCCCTATTTTGTATCCTTGCCATTATTTTGGTAATCGATATAATAGGGTTTTTGTCATATAAATTGGCTACGACTGTAATTGATAGAATGATCATCTCCTATTCAGGAGGAAAATGGGAAGCACAGGGACCTGAAGCTGATCCGATTGCAGGTGTTGTCACCTTAATCAGTATAGTTTTGGGTCTTTGTGTTAGTGATATGAATACTTTAGCTAAACGTGCTAGAGAATTTACATCACTAGTGGCAGCAGGTTTATCCTCTTCCTACTTTTTGACTTCTTTATTTTTGGTTTTACCATTAACTGTTCAGACTGCTATGAAAATGAAATTCGGAACACAAGAATCTAAAGATCAAGTTTTGATTGAAGACTGGTTGTTGAGATCATCAGCCGTCATTAGATTAAAAACTATTCCTAAAGTTCTTACTTCTGATGAATATTATCAATGGTTGGTCGAACTACATAAAGAAGCATTAGGTATGAAAGGAAAAATTAAAACTCCCACTGTAGGTAATATCTTTGTGAGAAATCTTGTCTCTATAACACAAATATTGACTATATTAGAAAATTATAGAAATGAGAAAGTCTCTAGAGATTTACCCTATAGTCTCCATATCTGTGCCCCACCAGGATATGGAAAAACACTTTTTACTATAAAGTTCGTAAAAGATGTTTTTGGAGTTAGTGATACTGATATTTATCAAGTGCCAGTAGCATCAGAATTTTGGGATGGCTACATTGGTCAAGAATTTGTTATTATGGACGAATTTTTGGTTGGTGAAGCTGAATCTAAAGTAACTACTGCTAAACAGTACTTGGAGTTAGTATCAACAAAGAACTTTAAACCCCCACTCGCCTCAGTGGATGATCCAGCTGTTGGATTAAAAGGAACAACGTGTAGTCCTATTGGTGTTGTCACCATTAATAACTCACAATACAATAAAGTTCCCTCTATTCCTCAAGAAGCTATTTGGAGACGTAGAGAATATGTTATCGAAATGAGCATTAATGAAGGATATAAAGACAAATTTTCTAATGGAAAAATCGATTTAGAAAGTTTAACCAATGATGACATTAAAAATCTTAATTGGTTAAGTTTTACGTTGAAATCAGCAGTACCTTCTACTGGTAGCGATGTTCCAAACTTGTCTTATGGAGCACTTGTAACTTATTTGCGTGAACATCGTGCAAAACACTTAGTTACTTGTGACAGGATTCGCACTGGTCTTTCAACCAATGTGCTTCCTGATAAAAGTCCTAAAGAAATGCTTGAAGATACTATTCGAGAATTACGTGGAGTTCCAAATGAATCCCAAGGATTAGGTGAAGCCATCTTTTCCTTTTTTGGAAATAGTGACTTTGAGAGTCAAGGACCTGGAAAAACAAAATCATCTTCGACTAAGGAGGCTTCGGAACCTGCACAACAAGGAATGAACGAGAAGTTTGTGTGGAGACCGAAGACAGGAAGTGTTTATAAACCTCTTTTTAACAAAATTAACAAACTTGGAAAGAAAATTAGCCAAGAAAAAGCAGTTAAGGTTGTTAATGAGTCTTATAATCAATTCTTGAATCTTAAGTCAGAATATGATGGTGTTGAACCAGAATTCCTTGAAGAAACGAAGATGATGAAGCAATGCATCTTGAAATTAGCCGTAAGGTATAAGATCGGTTTAGATGTAGAAACTTCTTCTGATGATTGTTTCTCAACAGCAAGTGAGGGTGAGGAAGAAATTGATCTTCTTTCTCAAAAGGGGAATGCAGGTGGATCTATGATAATATCTAATATTGATCATAGTAATGTCGATCCAGAAGTCCATCATAGACATCATTGTTTGGGATATAACTTGGAAGCTCTTATGAATGGAAAAGGAGAACCCATTAGAAACATCGGAACTGGAGAGATTGTAACTAAGCAAGTTTTGTGTGGAAAACAATTTACACATAAACATGCTAAGTTTGTTACACACGACATGTTATGTTCCACTTGTAAGTCGAATGGCGTGAAGCAGTTATGGACAGCCATACATGGTGGTGGAACACCACGTGAGGTTATAACACTACCTGAATTGCTTCCTGAAGACATGTATTATGAATATATAGGAGCCCCCGATGACTATAAAGCAGAATTAGATAAAATGTGGTTAAATATTTGCATCGAAAAATTTTTATCACATGGTACTACTCCTATAGTCATTATGTACGACCCTAGTTTTGATGATGGAAATGGTCTCTATTGGGAGATACCTAGTGCCTCTAAACAAATACGAGGTGCTATTATTAACACATCAAAATGGGTTGCTATATTTGTTATAATATATGCCATCAGGAAGTGGTTTAGGCGTGATAAGGACATGCCTGATGAAATTACTTTCGGACAATCCCCCCCTTCGAATCGTGAGACTCGAGGATCAAGAAAAGCTAGAGTATTTAAAAGTGCTCATGCTCAAGCTTTAACGAAAAGCTATCCCATCTTGGAAATTGAAGGAGTTCCACATAGAGTAAATCCTATTTGTGGATCCACTTTCTTAACTTATTTTCATGCTCTTTTTGATGATGGTGGTAACATTATCCCAGAAGGAACTAAAATGAAGTTGAAGTGGGGATCTACTGTGGACGAATTTGATTTCAGCTTGTCGATGATACAAGCGCCCGACAACAACGATGACTTGATTTTCTTTACCTATCCTAGGAAAAGAAATTCACAATTCCCTAAAGTTGTTAAGAAATTTTGGACTTTAGAAGAGGCTGAAGGTTTTCAATCTACTCCTGGTTTGTTGGATATTGATGGAGGTCTTTGCTATGCACAAGTCTTTCTTGGAAAGAATCGTAGCTATAGATGTTCTACGAAACGTTTTGAGTTATCAGAATGTTTAATGTATAAATATCCTACTAGGAAAGGAGATTGTGGATCTTTAGTTTCTTCTGCTGGTACTAATTTCCCTAACAAGTTTATGGGAATGCATGTCGCAGGTGGTGCTAATGGTAAAGATCATTTTGGTTTAGCAATACCAATCTATAGAGAGGATGTCGAATCAGCTCTTAAGAATAGCATTCCCGAAGTTGATGTCAATATTGACTTTGAGAATGAAGGACCAGAATTATTTTCAGGCCCCAACTTAAAATCAGTTGAGATATTACCTGAGAATGAAAAGGTATTTGTAACTCGTCATTCTAAATTAGAGAAATCTTGTTTAAGTGACTTTTTATTAACAAAACCAAAAAAATTTTTACCGATAATGTCACCTAATGACCCACGGAGTGATGGAAAGGATCCATTAATCGAGATGGTTAATGATTCTTTACAGGTTGAACACCTACCTGTGGATGAAGATGAAATTAGTATTGTGGAGGAATCTCTACTTACTGATTTGAAGGCTAACCTTGTTTGGCCTGTCGGAAAAAGAAGATTAACTATAAAAGAAGCTATTGGAGGAGTTCCAGGTAAGTTAGCTTCTCTTAAAGTTAAAACTTCGGCTGGTTATCCACTTTGTAAGATAGCCAGAAAACAAGGAAAAACAGATTTCTTTTACTTTGACTGTAACGGAGAACTATTTATTGAACCATTTTTTGAAAGGTTGGTTGAGGATTACCTTAAACAACTAGAAGACGAAGGAATCGACGAAAGAAGATTTGTGGCTTATTTAAAAGATGAATTGATAAGTAGTTCAAAGCTAGAAGAAAAACGCTGTCGAATTATATATTGTGGTGATTTAATATCTAATGTGGCCTATCGAATGATATTTGGCCATATTTTAGCCGCTTTTAATAGTTCGTACTTTACTACTAGTTCTGCTATTGGATTAAACCATCATTCATGGGGTTTGCGAATAATTTATGACTATTTGGTTGAAGTTGGTAAGAACTTTGTTGCTGGAGATTTTAAGAATTTTGATAAGAGAATCCATCCCCAATTCCAAGGGGCTGCTTATAGAATTCTCATGAACCTCTGTAATGAAGGGATTACTAGCAGCGTAGCTAAAGATAGTTTTATTGTACAACAATGTTTTTCATCTGCACAAATTCTTGATGTTTTAATCAAGTTTAAGACAACCCATTTTTCAGGTTGTTTTTTTACTACTATCGTAAATAACTTGGTTAATGAATTATACATCAGGTTTTGTTTCCAGAAAATGTGTCCAGGAAAGATTTTTCGAGAACATGTGAGAGCAAAAGTTCTAGGAGATGACCATATTTATTGCTTTAGTGACGAAGTTGCTGAAGATTGTAAACCATGGAATATTAGAGAACACATGTTACTTCTAGGACAAGTTTATACTTCAGATAGAAAGAACGAAGAATTGCAAAACAATTTTAGAAATTTTGAAGAAATAACTTTCTTAGGAGCGCACCCTGTAATTTTCGAAGGACAATATACAGGAGCTTTGAAGAAAGACACATTGGAAGAAACACTACATTGGACAAGGAATAGAAATCTAACGATCCATCAAGAAGCCAAAGCCGTAATTGAATTATCATCAATTTGGGGAAAAGATTATTATGAACAAACTATCGAACAAATCAATGGTGCATTGAAGAATGTAATGTGTGAAATAATTCCCCCAGTCGGTTGGCAAGAAATGGCAAGATCAGTTTGCTTAAGAACAGCAGCATCCAATTCATCATTTCCTTATGGTTTTGTAGCACAAGGACCAGTGGTGAATTCTTTAGCGAAGTTGAATGTAGATAAGAAAATTGATGCGAAACCCATTGGAACTTCTGATCCAAAGAAATTATCAGAGAAAGCTGTGAATGAAGAAGCTATGAAGTTAGAATTTGGTACGGACTCCAACGTTTTTAGAACATCTATTACTTGGAAGAATGATGACGTTCCTGAAAAAGGTGCAATTGCTAGTTTCGATGTTCCATTTGGAATACTTGGACTTGGTGATCCCACTAATTTGCAGAACATGCCTTTTGATCGATTCGCCTATTGGAAAGGAGATTTAGAATTAAATTTTCAAATTAATGCTACTCCTTTTCAACAAGGTTTAGCTGCGGCATACTTTATGCCTCTGGCTAGTTATCAATCAGAATTAGCGAATGTCACCACGAATGAATTTGTGTTTATTCAACCAGATCAGAACGCAACTCATACAATACGAATTCCATATAAGTATTTACGTTCTGTAATGAATACTATCGCACGTGATACAGAATCTTTAGGGACTGTTTTTTTTACACCAATAAGTGCTTTGAGCGGGAAGAGTGTGACGGAAGTCACAGTCACTGTTTATTCAGCCTTCCCTGATTCACAATTCTCTATTCCAAGACCTGTAGATGTGACAAAAACAACAGCAAAATTCTACAATACATCTGGAGAAGTAAAAGACTTTGATGATACTAATGTGGAATATTTTGCAGAAGGTAATGCTTCTTCGACAACGAACAATTATACTTTCTCTAATGTTGGAGGAGATATGCCTGTACAAGGTATAGTCACAGAAAATACAACTTCTGCAACTCAAGACATTAAAGCTTCTGCTGACGTAAAAATGCCAATGCCTTTTGACAATCCACCTTTATGTTCAGGTGCTGTTCCTATCGAACAAGCCTTCCCAGGCATGGCAGCATCTCATGGAGTCCGCCCTACACGAGATATGCAATTAAAACCAGCTGCATTTTCAAGACAACAACAAGAGATTTTCAATCCAGCTGAGACGAAAATTGAGACACTTCTTTCGAAAATGACTCTCTTGACAAAATTTAAAACGTCTCCAAGTAAACCAGTTGATACTGAATTACTTCATATTGAATTAAATACTCGTTTAGGAGTGGCTGAAGGAACTGGGAGGCCTATTCCTATTAATATTGGAGTTTTAAACCAATTTTTATTTTGGAGAGCAGATTTTGAATTTACGTTTATTTCTGTACAAACACAACATCATTCTATGAGATTGCGTGCAATAACACAATATGCTGCACCATCTGTTGCAATTTCATCGCAAAATACTACATATTCTTCTAATATGAATTTTGCTACAAATGAAGATGGGACTAATTATGTACATAGGGAGTTGGTGCCTTTTAACGCTCAAACTGAATTCTTACGTACATATCAAGGTGAAAGTGTGATTGATCCCATACAGAACTATTCTCTTGGTTCTTTTTCTGTTGTCATGGCAAATGCTATGAGTGCTCCAGATACTGTAGATACTACAGTGGAAATTTGTGTCTTCTTGCGCATTTTAAATGCCAAAGTTGCAGTACCGTCACCTGCTAGTCCATTTACTTGGAATAACTATTTGGGTTATGATCCAGTTCCATCTTGGATTATGACTGGGGATATTTATGATCCTACTACAGCAAAGTATCTTGAAAAAGTTTCTAATACAGTTGTAAGAGTTCCGAGAAGTTCTGTAAATTGGATTGGTTTACAAGCACCAGATGGTACTTATGTACCAGAAGACATTGGAGAAGCAAGACCAATTGTTGTTTTTAGAGACGCTACTCTTAAGGAAATGCGTCTTCTCCCTCCTTCAATGACTTTAGTTTTGGATAAGAACTGGGTGACAATGACGATACCTGCTTTTGTAATACCTGACACTTTTAAGCCAATAACTAGTTCCAGTTTTCTCTCATTACCAAGAAGAAACATGGTAATAAGAAAACCTAAAACATTGGATATTCCTGATATTCAATTTGAAGCTCAAGGCCCCGAAAAACAAACAACAGCAGAAGATATTGAAGAAGCTCCGGTAACAAGTGTTACGAAAGAAGAAGCCCCTACACGACGAAATGAAGTGTGTAAATTAGAAATTGGTGAAAAATTTGAATTTTGTGTTACAGATGTACACGAAATTGGAAGAAGATATATTCGTATGGTTCCGATTAATAATCCTTTATTGGATCAATTTGCAGTTTATTCTATGAACACAGGAGATATGAGTAGCATGAATTTGAATATTCCAACCCAACCTCAATCACATTGGCGAGCTTTATACTCTGCCTGGGCTGGTGGTATCAAATTTCGTATTTTTCGAATGAGAAATGGTAATTTTCCCCAAATTTTCTTTACTCCATTCTATAATCAAGACGTAAAAAACCCAAGCATACCTATTATCGATTCTGTCAAAGGTATAGACTTTGAATATGGAGGAATTGCTATTACATCTAATACGGCCATTACTGGTCCTATAGCAAGAGAAGTGGCTTACCCAATAGGCGATGCATCTTATATTGATGTCTCAGTACCTTTTCAAAGTCACTATAATTTCTGCTATAATTCACAGACCCAGAGTATTGCACCTGTTAGTTCAGGGACATTAACTTTGGGTAATGTGGAGTCTGGCACTCCTTTAATATTCACAGCCTTTGCTGATGACTTACGCCTTGGTATCTACCGTTCACCACGTGAAACCAAATTTGACATGAAAGTTTTCACTCAAGGTGTTGGTGGCTTCTATAACAAAACAAAAACCCTTTCAACAGGGACACAAGCGTCCGAACAACAACGGTCGGTTCATTGTAGAGAGTTTGCTAATAAACTCACAGGCAAGTTGAATAAACATTTGTCAAAATTGAAAAAGACAAATGATTCTACAACTTGCTTTGAGTAATTAGGGAATTCCCAATAACTGGCGGAAGTTTTTCGTATGCTTTTCTTCCCGTTGTTAT